TGGAACATACGATGTGTATCCTAGACGAGAGATAGCGGACTTGTATCGAGAGTATCGTAAGATCAATTTGACTAAAGACGATGAAGCATCCTTTGATTTCTTCAGTCCAGTGGAATCAATTCTGAATATAAGAGATACTGATCCAGTCCCAGGATCCTTTCCATCACCCACCGCGCGTAAGGGTACTTCTACGCCTGCTGTACCTCCAGTCAATTTCTTTTCTCAGTTTGACAACACTCCTACTTTTGTAGCTCAACCAATAGATAGAACCAATGTATCTCCAAGCCTACTGGGTGATCCTCGGAACGCGGACATCCTCAATCGTTCGTCATAGTTTTAATCTCAATACCACTGCCACCAAACATTTGAACTAACTCCCTCGCATTATCAAAATGTTCTAAGAACTCTTCTTCTGAGCAATACTTATCTACAAGATTCAAGGAGTCTTGTATAAACACAATTAATTCTTTTGCTTGCATTGTGTTCATATCTTTGAACCCAACACATTTATCTAGTTCGTCTTCAGACATTATCCTGCCTCCCCCCAATTGTCGCCTAGTTCACAGTCCACCTTTGTTGGTACGTTTAATGGTAGCCCTGTCTCCATGATTTCAGTTATTCTTTTAGCTTGTTCTTGACTTTCTACTGAGAAGCACAACTCATCGTGAACCGTTAACATAGGAAGAAGTTTCTCTGCATAACAATCGACCATAGCTTTCTTCGTTTGATCCGCTGCGCTTCCCTGGATAAGTTTATTTAAAGCCTTGTAAGTGAACGCTCTTCTCAACATTCCAAGTCCACCATATTCTTTCTTAGCATCTTCTAATGGTAACGCTTTATTGTATCCAAAGGTTCGAGGTTCCCATAGGTGGAACCGACACTTACGACCAAGGATCGTTCGTATCTGTCCTTGGCTCTCGGCCCTTTGACTTGCCATGTTTGCCAACTGTTTTACGAAAGGCACCTTATCGTTGTAGAGTTCAAGGATATCCTTGGCCTCCTCCTTGGCAATATCTAATTGATTGCTGAGTTTTCCAACACCCATTCCATACATGATACCTAGGTTCACAACCTTGGCTTCTTTCCTAGAGATCCCTGCAAGATCTGCCGCCATCTGGTGTAGGTCAACATCCCCATTGTTGTACTCTTCGACTATCCCATCAACCACAGAGTGCTTCATTCCATCTGGTAGTGACGATGCAAAATGCACCAGGAGCCTCGGTTCTTGGCTCGAGTAGTCAAAGCTTCCCCACTTCTCACCTTCTTCTGGTAGAAACAATCCTCTGATTGCCTTCTTAATATCTGGATCCCTCGCAGGAAACTGTTGGAGGTTCGGGTTACTAGACGAAAATCTTCCCGTTACAGTTCCCGCATTGTCCTTTCTAAGTTGGTGGAACTCTGTGTGTATCCGACCTTTATGTTCATGGCGCATGATACTATCAATAAATGTACTGTCTGCCTTGTCAAACTCTCGTAGCTTTACAATCATCTGAGCTACATCATTAGGGTGAGCATTCAAGAAATGTTTTGTAAAGGATGGGCTACCCGCTTCCGTAGTAGGGTACTCGATGTCTAGCTTTTGGAACACCTTCTCTACAGAGGCATTTGCCCAAGGTTCGATGTCCACGCCGCTCTTACGTTTGATCTCTGCTTTCAGTTCTCGCACCTTGGACCTGAGTTCTGAACGAATTTTATCTGTCTTGTTAAGATCTACGCGAACGCCTTTCTGTCTCATGTCAAGCATTACTGGTATAAGAGATGTTTCTAAATCAAAAATGTGACTTAGTTCCTGTTGTGATATCTCTGCTTTGAATCTGTCCCAGAGTTTTAATGTGAGCACTGCGTCTTGTTCTGCGTAGGCTCCCACATATTTCGGAGGTAGTTTGTGCATGTCTGCCTTGGGATCGATCCCCCATTCTGCGGCGGCTGCTCTAAGAAGCCTCTCACTTTTTGTTTCACCCAGGTAATCTCTGCCTAAATTGTTTAGGCTGTAGGAGAACCTGTTCTCGTCTATGAGAGCCGCAGCAAGCATCGTATCGATTATCCTACCCTGGACATCAATGCCCACTGAGCGGAGCCATCCTGCATCGTAGGTGGCATTGTGCATGATCTTATCGATGTCAGGGGTTTCCATCTGTTTCTTCAACCATTTCATGGTCATCTTGTGGTCTAAGTTATGTCCGTTCTCATGCTTGATTGGGAAGTATCCGTAGTAATCCCCTGCTGCTACCGCAATCCCGGCTATATGCCCATCGTTTCTTGACCAACCAGGACCTAAAGTCATGATGTTAGGATCACATGTCTCGAGGTCTATCGCTATTTGTTTATACCCTGTTAGGTCGGGGTACTCTGGTGGTATGTTCCAGTCTTTTTCAATGAGATCCATTTCGTTTTTTATTAGGTAATCATCATCGTTACTGCTACTGATCTCGAATAGATTCTTCTGCATCACTTCTCCTCAAACATAAAAGATAATTGTTCTGGTTGTTCGTAGATCGACTCAACTCTAGGATGCATGATCTCTGTAAATTCAATGTCACAAAAATTACCACAATCTGGGGTCACAATCTTCTGTCTTCTTCCTGCCTCTGGGTCAAGTTCATCCAAAAAGATTCCTCTTATACATGAATTACCCACTTGTCTTTCTGCCTGTGCCATTTTTTCAAAATGATCTGGAAAGTCTGTCCGTATTTTATTCCAATATCCCATGCCGCCCTTCACACAACCGATACAATTATTGTTGTTGTATCCAAGAGTGTACATCGTTGGTCGTTTAATTCCTTGTTGCTCTAAATAAAAAAGACACTCCTTCTTATTGACCTTGTTCTCAATCAAAGGGAATAAAGGTTTGGCATCAGGATACTGTTCTTTAAATCGAATGGCTCGATTGATTTCTTTTTTGCTATACTCAAACCCAAAGATCTGGCCTGAGTAATCTACTTCTTTCTCTATCCTTTGACGAACTCTCTTCTTGAGAACCAAAGTACATCGGGCACCACCTGGTCCATTAACATATTTATCTTTGATGATAACTTCAAACTGATCGTTATGTTTATGCGATCTGTGAACTTCTATTTCTTTACCATACCATTCTTCGCACTGACTTTTAAATCTGTCGTTGTCAGGATGAGCACTATCTATTTGAAAGTACATAGGTCGGACGGCATCAGATCCATACTTATCTATGGCAAGTTTAGTAGCAACCGCACTCGTCACGCCCGCACTCCACCAAGATATAATAGGATCTACTCGTTCCATTTTTCTTTTAAAAAATAACCATCTTCCCATCGATCCTTGGAATCATAACTACAATGCTCCACACGATGTCCTTCTCCATACCCATGAGTGTGCTTCTTCCCACACTTCGTACAATCAAATGTTAAAACATTGCTGCCGTTAATAGTTTCTTTAGTCGCATAAATTGTTGGTATATTCATTGTTATATCTCCTCACTCGTTCCATTTCTCTCCACCTAAAGCTGCATATCCAGCTATGTCCACCCAAGAGTCTTCATGATCAGGGGTTTCAATAAGTCTTGATACCTTCAATTGGTTTAGGCAAAGATAAACTTGGGCAACAGTGATGTCTACCCCTAACACTACAGACCATAACTTGGCGATACGCTCATGGTTTTCGTAAGCATCTCCATAATGCTTAGCTCTCGGACCGTTGACCAAGGATTCTGCTTTTTGTAGTAACTCTTCTCTTTTCATATTAAATACCTGTACTTTTTATCGGACTCAATTATGTGCAGATTTTTCTTAGCTCTCGTTACGCCAACATAAAATGCACGGTGCTCATCGTCTTGGTTTCTATTCTCAGCACATGCTCGAGTGCTTGATAAAGATACCACACAATTATCATCTTCTCCCCCCTTCATGGCATGAAAGGTTGACAGTTTAATCCTAGGTTCGTCCAGAATGTCCTCGCCTCTCCGCTCAATAGCCTCAAAGTAAAGCTTATCATGAGTGCCTAGTCGAGCCACGTCCATCGCATCTCGGTCCTTG